TGGTTCTTATGCTGCTTCCGCAACTCCAAGCAACCAATTACTGGCCCCTCCAGAGATCAGTTGCGAGACGTGTTTATGTCAGAAACCTCCAAGTGGGTGAACCGCATGGATGCCAATGGCGACCCCTGCTTCCTGTTCCGTGACAATGTAGTCCTGCAGGCCGACAAGATTTACATGAAAGACCCCGACAATCCGAATGAAGAGGGCAAGAGCTGGTTTGCCAGACTGAGAACAGCCCCCAAGTCGAAGGCCGAGGAAGAGCAGTCCAAGACAATGGACGGCCTACACGCAGACTTCATGATGATTACAATCGACGAAGCCGATGGTGTGCAAGCCTCGGTAATCACCAGCCTGGAAACAACCCTCACTGACCCGGTAAACTTCATGGTAGCCATCTTCAACCCCACGAAGAACTACGGATATGCCTATGAAACGCATTATGGGGAACGGTCGAAGTATTGGATTAAGCTGCACTGGGACGCCAGAAAGTCCAGCAACGTAGACCCCCTGAAGATTGCACGCGATCTGGACACCTATGGCGAGGATTCATACGAATTTCGGGTAAATGTGTGCGGCCTACCCCCCGAACAGTCCCCCGATACGCTCGTCCCCCGAGAGTGGATAGACCACGCGTGTGAAAAAGAGCCCTATGAGGAAGAGACAGCCATGCGAATCATGGGCGTAGACCCGTCTCTCCAAGGGGGTGACCCGGCTGGCGTTGTAATTCGAGACGGCTGGCAGATAACAGACCTCATCGAGATCACCAAAACCAACGATACCATCGAATTGGCCGATCAGCTGGCCGAAATATTCATCGATTTCGGCGTGGATATGATGTTCATCGACTGTATTGGCAACGGTGCAGGCGTTTTCCACATACTGAAGCGCAGATTTCCGGGCAAAGTGCGCGGCGTTGATGTATCAACAAAGACAACGGACAAGAGGAAGCGGTATGCACGCCTACGCGATGAACTTTACTGGAAAGTACGCGAATCTTTCGAGCAAAACCTGGTCAGCATACCCCCGAAACACCGATTAACCAAGAAATTCGTGAACGAACTAACGATCATGAAGCGCGACGAGGATGATACCAATGGCCGAATCAAGATTGAGGGCAAGGCGAAGATGAAGGCAAGGGGTCTGAAGAGCCCGAACCTGGTCGAAGCCTTCATGGTGACACTCGCTTCACCGGACGCAGCAGTCAAGTCAAGCCACAAGCCCAAAAAGCCCCGCGACAAGTACCGGGAGAGCCGAGAAGCCCTTGAAGAATTTGATCGAAATTGGCTAGTTGCATAATTGATACAAAACTGGTAACATAGGGGTATGGCAATGTTATTTAAAACAACGGTGACGGACAAGCATTGGCACCTCATCTACAAGGATGACGCAGCCAAAGCTTTTTTAACCTCCCGGGATAAAGACCATACACACGAAATTAGCCTTTATCCAGACCCCGCAACCAACGAACCCCGTCTATCAGTAGCCATTGCGGGTGAAAAGCCGCATACCCACGAAACCGAAGAATTGAAAGCAATCCTTCCAGCAGCACCTTCAACCAAAGACGAAAACAAAGTAACTGAAGAGGCCATCGGCCTATTCAAACATGCTGTGAAGATCGAGGAGCCAAGCCGTAAGAAGTCAATCGAAGCAGTAGATTTCTTCAAAGGGGAACACTGGACTCAGGCTGAGAAATCAGAACTGAACAGCAAGTCTCGGGCGCACCAAGTGTATAACTACACCCAGGCGTTCGTGGACTCCTTATCCGGTTTGGCACGTCAGAATCGACTCGATCCAAGAGCCTATCCAATGGAAGGCTCGGACGATGGCGTAGCTGACATAGTAACCGCAGTCCTTACCTGGATTGCAAAACGATCAAATCTGCCACAGCAGGAAATACGAGTGTTTGAAGATGAAGTGGTACCTGGAAGAGGCTTGTTCCATATCAACATGACTCAGCGGAACAATCCGCTGGGTGATGTTGTTATCGAGCGCTTCCCGTGGTCTGATGGCTACTTCGGGGCTCACCATGAGCTTGATGCCTCGGACGCCACCCACTGCCACAAGGCCAAGTGGATTAGCTTCCAGGAAGCCATAGCCAGATACCCGCATATCAAGGACAAGCTGGAGAGCCAGATCGAGAACTCCCATGAATATCCCGATGTGGACGATGAAGTTCATACCTTTATCCGAATGATGGAAGCGGATACCGAACTGTATGACAAGGCCCATAAGCGGCTGCGCTTCATCGAGCACGAGATTAAAGAAACCCGAATCGCCTACTTCGTGTCAGCCCCTAATGGGATTGATTCGCAGGAAGTCAGCTATGAAGCCTACCGCAAAGCTGAAACCATACCCGGCCTGAACCTGATGGAGTTCCCCCGGGATCGTATCCGCATCGTTGTAACTGTCGGCAATCAGCTCGTACGCAACTACTACCCCGACCGCCCCTATGAAGGCTTCTCGCTCGTAGCCGTCTATGCCTACAAGTTCGATGACAATGACTGGTGTGGCAAAGTAGAGTCCATGAAGGATGCCCAACGCGAGATCAATAAGCGGGGCAGCCAGGCTATCGACATTGTGAACCGAATGCTCGGTCAGGGTTATGCCTATGATGATGAAACTTTTAATGATGACAAGGATAGAGACAACTTCAGGAAGAACGCTGGTAAACCGGGCAGCCTGAACAAGGTTGCCAATGCAGACCGCCCCCCGACTCCGCTGCCCACAGCGCCTTTCCCCGTTGAACTGCTCCGACTCCACTCCCAGAACGTAGAGATCATGCAGGCTGTAACCAACATCCCGCCCGCAATGGCTGGCACTGGCACTGGGACAGGGTACGAGTCCGGCTCCGCCCTCAATACCCAGAAGGTTAGCGGCATGGTGGGCAATGAGCGCATCTTTGACAACTTCATTCTCTCCAAGCAGGCCGTGTTCCGCAAAGTTTTCAGACTGGTACAGAAGTTCTACAGCCCCGAGCGGATAGCCCGCCTCGTCCTCAGTGCAGCTAGTGACCCGACCCGTATGGAAGCTGCGAAGATAGGCGGTCGTGAAATCCCCATCGAGGGCAGGACACCCGAACAGGATCAGGAACTGATGCAATACATCGTGAAGATGCTCGAAACATCAGACCTGAACGAATATGATATTATGATTGGTGAACAACCTCTCAGCCCCACTGCTCGTGAAGCGCAACTCCGATTGTGGATGGAAGCGCAGAACCACGGTATGCAGGTACCGCCTGCAATGCTCATTGATCTGAGCAGTCTGCCCAACAAGGGTAAATGGGCACGCGAAATGCAGGCAATGCAGCAGGCGCAGATGGAGATGGAGAAGATGAAGTTCAATTCGGAAATGGCAAAAGCAGGCAGAACGCCTGTAAATCAAACTGGAGGGTAACATGTTACCAATGGACGCAACGAGCTCCACACCCGTGGAACAACTCGAAAATCTGACCGATGAAGAACTGGCTGAAAAGCTGAATCCAACTACCCCCGCACCCGTTGCGGATAAGGTAGAACTAACCACGCCCGAACCGGAAGCCCCTGCCAAGGCAGACAAGGCACCCGAGCCGAAAGTGGATTTGGAAGCTGAGAACGGCAAACTGAGAAAGCAGCTCGAAAATCTGCAAGCCATTTTTGGCAGGCAGTCTAATGAGCTGGGCGAGATGAGAAAACGGTTGAAGGATAAGCCAACCTCTGCTGATTTCGACGCCGATCCTGTTAAGGCCGCTGAAGATTTGCAGGCACGACAGGAGCAGGAACGCGAAATCCAGAAGATCGAGCAGGATCAGGCTGTGAAGGCTACTGCTATCCGCAACATGCAGTTTCTCACTCAGTATGCCCCTGATCTACAGGCCAATGCTGATCTCATTCGCGAAGTTCTGAAGAAGGAAGATAAGCTCGAAGATGGTGACATTAACAAGTTTACGGGTGAGATATTCCTCCAAAACCCGTGGGGAGTCTATCAGCTCAATCAGCGTGCAAAACTCTTTAAGCAGATTAAAGAGCTGAACGCAGAGATTGAAAAACTGAAGCAGGTTCCCGCAGCAACCCTTAACCGGATCAAGCAGATCAATCAGGTAGCTTCCAACATTACTGCAGCTGCTGGTCAGGCCGTTCAACCCGTTAATTCGGACATTGAACCCAGTGCCCTGGCCAACCTGTCTGATGAGGAGCTGGAAGCACATCTCAAACAATTAAAGGACAAATCAAATGGCCGTTAAAGGAATTACCACGGATGATGCCGTAACCAAGAAAGTCTGGGACGAGTCAGCGTTTCGCGAAGCCCGCAAGGAAATGTACTGCTCAAAGTTCATGGGCAAGGATTCTGGCTCACTGATCTACGAGAAAACCATGCTTGAAAAAGACATGGGCGACAATATCACCTTCACAATGTTC